CCGTCACCTTGTCGCCCTTGACGATCTCTACCTGGACGTTGCCTTCGTGGTCGATGATCTGAAACGTGCTGTTCGTCGAAATGCCCGTCGGCATGTACGGCTCGTTCGCCGTCAACACCCACACCTCGCCCGACGTCACCAAGCTCCGCTGATAGGCCGCGCCTGCGCACACCATGACGTTGGGCGAACTGATGGACGTGAATCCTTCCGGCGCCCATGCGCCCGTGTGGCTATCATAGAATCCCCACGCCTTGTCAGCCATGTTGGCAATTTCCTCGTTCACGCTGTCATGCCACGTCTGGAAACCTCCCCACGTCGCGTTCCAGTTCCAGTTCGTTCCGAGAAACCGGCTCCAATGCGCCATTTCGCTCCACACCACCTTAAAGGCGTTCGTCGCCTGCGCCACTTCGTTCGTGCGCTGCTCCAAGTAGAGAGAAGGAAGGTTGGCGACCGAGTCGTAATTCGTCACCGTCACCCGCACGTCGTCGCCGTCCCAGTACGTCGACCACGCCTCGCCCTGCGCCTTCGGATAGTATGCCGCGTCGGCCTGCGCCTGCGTCATGTGCCCGGCCCCTCCGATGGCCGTCGCCACGTCGTTCGTCGTGGCAAGGCGCGTGGTGGACGTGTAAGGAACGCGGTGTGTGACAGTTCCATGTGGGAAGGTAAGCTCGGTTGCGTCTGGGTTTTCAGAGTCTCCGTACATATACGCATAATAACCGCTATACATCCATTCCGTTCCGTCAAAAAAGTATTCAAAAGTAATCCATGCTTCCAGCATGTTATCAAACACCACTCCTCTAAACCACATGATTCCCCATGTTGGATTTTCAGGCTCTGGTTCTTCGTCAGGCATCCACTCAACTGAATATTTCGTCACCGTCACCGTCATGTTCGTCATGTCGCGCTTCTCGGACGCGAGACTGGAGACCTGAGACGTGAGCGCCTCGACGCTGCCCTCGATCCCGCTCACGCTGTCAGCCGTCGCAAGATAGCCGCTCGTGACGTGATTCGTGATGATGCCGTCGCACGTGATGACGATGTTCCCGCTGCCGAGGACCGGTTCTCCGTTGATCGTCTTGATGTTCACTCCGCTGACGAGCTGCGTCTGCGCACCGATCTCCGCAGGCGTGTATGACGGCTTCGTCGCCGACTTCGCCCACGAATGAACGCTCGGATCGCTCTCTGACGTGACGACCGTCTCGGTCGCTCTTACCGTGCCGAGTTGCTTGGTCGTTGCGTTGGCTGCGGTGACGGCGAATGCCGCGATTATTGCTATGAGATACTTCTTCATGCCTTAAGCTCCGTGATGAGTGTGTTGATCTTCGTGATGACGTCGTTGAGCGACGAGTCTGCTCCGAGAGTCCCCGTCGTAGGCTTCGCTGCCTTATCTACAACGATAGCCATTACTGCGGCGACCTCTTCGGAAAGTTCCGGAAGAACAGCCGGGTCTTCTCCTGGATCTCCTTTCCACTGACTGACCTTGACCTTACCGACGGCGTACTCTGCAGCATCTACCGTTGAGTCGATGATTACCCCTAAACTCTGCGACTCGTTGTATGCCGTGTCCTTAAACAGCGATCGCATACGTTCGGTGTTGAACTCGGCATACGGGCTCGTGGCAGATCCGCTGTAAGTCTTGTATACTGTCTTTCCGTCAACCGTCTCAGTCGTCCACTGGTCTCCGCCGGCAATCTTCTGAGACGTCTTCTTCTCGAGCGGGAATCTAACAACGTCCTCTCCTTCGTCATCCACGATGCGGAATCTGACAGACGGTCCGGTGAAGTCGCTCGTCGGAAGCCAGTTCGGAATCTGCGACGGCATTCCGTGCAGTTCTACATCAACCTTCGCTCCGACTGAAACGACGCCGGAAAGAGCCGCAGACGCCTTCCCTTTAGAGTCGACTGTTATCGTAATCTTAGGGTTCATCTTACAACACTCCTGACATATCTACCGGATTGACACTGCCAGCTCCGAACTGCGAACCGTCCACAGCGAACGACTTTAATCGAGCATCAGTGCAGAAATTCTCGTATCGAACCATTTCCTGACGAGCCATATCAGGATTCGCCCAAGCCATTCCAGTCATTCCGTATAGTTTTACGAGAGCGCCAGACACGACGGCTTCACCGTACTTCTCGATAAACCACTTAGGACACTTCTCAGAATTGTACTTCGGCTGCTCTATAATCCTGATAGAAAGAGTGAGAGGATCTGACGTCAATACATGATCTTTCAATGTCATGACAGGAACACCACCTGAGACATAAAGAACATAGTCTAATCCGTTGACGAGCTTGCGACCGTCAATCCTTACTTCGCTGACAGAACTTACGTTCATTCCAGAGATCGCAGGAATGATTCTGTAGTCAGACACATTATCCTCGGTCTGTATGTCTCTCCACGAAACGAAACAGCACGAAAGACGAGAGAAATCTGCATAGGCGGATTGCAACGTCTTCCGAACCATCAAGTCAGAAACGCATGGAAGACGATATACGATGTTCTCGGCAAGGGCAGAGATGTCTGCCATTTCAGGAGCTTCCCACTCTTCATGGAACGAATTTGCCATTGCCGAGAACCTTTCCGTATTATACGTTCACGACGCCGTTTGCTTTTGCATCGCCTTCGCCATCGGAAGTATCTTCTGTATGATTGTCTTCGGTCTTCGGATCGGCCTTCTTTCCGCCCTTGACCTTGCCGCCCTTGGCGGTCTTCGTAGCCGGCTCTACGCCGTCAGAACACGGAATGTCCATGTCGAACTCGGATGAAACATCTTCCTTCTCGATCTTCGTCTCGGACTTCTCTGCATCTTCCGGCTTGATATCTGAGTGACGGACGTTCTGGGTCGTCTTCTTCGTGAGAAGCGCATCCCATTCATCCTGGCTCGTCAGGAGCTTGCCCTTGACCTTGGAGATGACCTCATTTCGGTCAAGGACTCCGTTCTCGATGGCGAACGCGACCTTCTCTGAAATCGCGTAGTAGTCTATGTTTGCAAGTGTCTCTCGGGTGCAAAGCACGACGCGGCCGTCTCGCAGATTGATTGCGTACTGTCTGTACATGATGATTTCTCCCTTTTTTTGAATCCACCCGCGCCCCGTCCGGAAAAGGGAGAGAGCCCAATAAACCGGAACGGAACGCGGGGGAAAGTTGCCTTACTGGGCAGCCGGGTTGGCAGCCGCAACCTTCTTCAGGTAGAGGTCGCCGCTCGACTTGTTGTCGGCGTAGTCAGCCGCAGTCTGGCCCTCGCGGTACGGAACCGCAAGCGTGTCGCCGTTCAGCGAACCGCCGTTCATGAGGTAGCCGTGGACGACGATCTCGATCTCGCCAGCCGCCATGTCGGCCGAAGCCTTGATGGCAAGCATGTCCGCCGACTCGAACATCATGTCATCGGCAGGAGAAGCGGGGATCGTGACGGCCTTCGTTGGAGAACCTGCGGAAGCTTCAGCAACATAAACATCCACAGAAGAACCTGCGGAAACAGGCTTCATGAACGTCTCTGCAAGCGTGGACTGACCGACCGTGACAGCGGCGCCGACCGTCTTGGTCGAATCTGACTTGATCTTGATCGTGATGTTGCCGGACGCGCACTTCGCGTTTTCCTTGAAGTAGACGCCCGTCATCACGAACCCAGCCGGAATCGGCAGGAACTCGTAATTGTAGTCGTCCACGATGGGCGAGTGCTTGAAGCTCACGACACGCTTGATGGCGATGCCGGTCTTCAGGATTTCAGGGTCCTGGACGCCAATGGCGCCGAACAGGGTGGTCTTGGTATCAAGAGCAGCCATGATCTGTTTCCTTTCTTTCGGATGCCGGGGGCGGTGTTGCCCGCCCCCAGCAGTGAATTACTGAGGATCGGCGGCAACGGTCACGAAACCGGCGCCGATGCGCTCTGGATAGGTCACGAACCAGTCGTAGATCATCTTCGAGCGGTGGAACTCGCCCCACTCCTCGACGGACTCCAGCTTGCCCTTGACGCGCGCCTCGTCGGCAAACGCAATGGCCGAGCTGTCGCCGAAGAAGATGGCGAACTGAGCTGCCTTGTTGGCGGTCTTCGCCCACATCGGAAGCTGATTGTCCACGATGATCGTGGCACCGTTCAGCTCGCCGAGGAACTGGACCGACTTGCGCATGACCGACTGGGCGTCGCCCATCCAGTCCGCGCGGTGCAGCTCGGACGTCTGGAGGACGTTCGCAACCGCCGTCGGGATGATCACGAACGGCTTGGTGTCCAGACCGCCCGGCATTTCGTTGAGAGCGTTGATGCACGCCACGACGAAATCGGGGGCAAGCTGGCCAGCCGTCTGACCCTGCGCCGTCTGGTTCTTGAACAGACGGACCGGGGACACGTTCGTGCCGAGGTTGTACGCGCCCGAGCGGATTCCCGCCTCGGCGCCCGTATTCGCCGCATGGCACTTGTAGATGATGTCGGCGAGAAACTCGTTCTCGACATCCTCGGCCATCTGGCGGTTCGCCTCCGTGATCAGCGGGCTCTCCAGGTCCATGCTGGAGAAGATCTTGTCCTCGTCCTCAAGCTTGAAGGCGAAATAACGCTCACGGTTGATCGTGAACTTTTCGCTCGCGCCCTTGGGCTCCTGGTACTTGACCTTCTCGCCGACCTTGGTCTTGTGGGTCTCGATGATCGGGAGGATCGGCACGTTGATGGTCGTGCCTTTCCGACGGAACTTGCCCTCGTAATTACGGTTCGTAATTCGGGGCAGTATTGACTTGTCGCGGAACCGCGTCTTGAACGTGGTCTCGTAGATTTCCTGCTGCGAGGCAGGGAAGTTGAGCTGACCGCTCGGATTGATCGCCGAAGCCATACTCGTTTCTCCTTTCGCCCACCAGGGAAGTCTCGCGCCTACTTGACGCGTCCCTCCCTATGGGCTTTCGTAAGTTCGTCGCAGATCGCGGCGTAGTCCTTGTAGGAAATCTTCTGACTCTGGAACTTGGACTGCGCCTCGTCCCGAATCTTACACCACTCTTGGATTGAGTATGTCTTTCCCGGCTGGACAATTCCGCTCTGCGTATTAGCACCGCCGCCAGTTGAGCGGGGATCAGGCGCGGCGGAACCGTCCTGATTTCCCGAAGGAGGAACCTGATCGATGAACCTGTAGAACTGTCCGATGTGGTACGAAAGAGTATCGAAGTCGCAATTCCTGATCGCCGTCTGGATAGTGGCGAGATTGTGAAGCTGGTACTTAGACCATGCCTCGTTCTTGTCGCCTCCTTTCGCAATGGCTCCCAAGAAACCAGGGAACTTTTCATTCACCTTCTGGACGAAATCTGCCGCCGTCTGCTGACTGCGCAGAGTCTCGCCATGGTTCACGCGCTCCTCAAGCTCCTTCATGCGTCTTTCGCTGCCGGCCATCGCCTTCTGGACGAGACCCTGCGCGATCGCGAGAGATGTGTTCTTGATGTCGTCCGGCACGTCGCGGAGTTCTTCTGGAAGTTCGCCAAGGGCCGCTTCCCGTGCGTTCCGCTCTTCGAGTTCGGCAATGCGGGCCTGTGCAGCCTTGAGTTCGCCGTCCAATTTCTTGACGCGGCCACCCTCTACGTGTGCAGACCTGAGCTGTTGCTCCAATTCAGCACAACGGGCCTTATAGTCCACTTCGCCGACTTTCCCGGATCCGACCTCACCACCACCTTCGCCACCGGCTGGATTTTCTCCGCCGATTGCGCTCATCGCTTCCTTAAGTTCCTGTTCGTTCATCTCGTTCTTCCTTGTCAAGCCCAGATGCCACTCCGGGAGTTGATTGCCGTACCGAGCCGCACCCGCGGAATCAGCCGGCGGTGTTTCCGCTACCCCTCGTCGAACGCGCGCCGAATCCTGTCGGCCTCTTCCACTTTGGCTTTCGCTTCCGAGTCCGCAAGAGCGTCGCGTGCTCCGTCGGCAAGGTCGTAGCAAATCTGTGCGTATGCCGCGCTGAACGCGGCCTTCGGGTCTCCCCACAACGGCGCAACCGAACGCGCCGCACTCTCGCCCATGTCCTTCGCCAAGGACATGAACGCCTCAGCCGCATTCGCGCCGACAATGAGGGCGAA